CAATCGATAAAGCCCTGGATTTTATTGGTGGTATGAACACCTCGTTGTCGGTGCCGAATACTATGGATGAAAGTACCGCGAAGGGAATTTTGAAGTATTTGCATGAATTAGGCGTACCGGCGAACCCTGCCGACGTCACGGCCCGGGGTGAAAAGGAGGGATGGGATGCCGGGTTCACGGAAAAAGTCGCCGGATGGGCGGACAAAATTGCCTCCGGTAAGCGGATCGTCATTAAAAACCCGGAATTCTTCACCGTCTATATGCGCGAACAGCTGCAGGCGCTGGTGTAACCTGACCTCATTTTAAGCGGAGGCGCCGGATGGGGCTGCATAATGCAAAAAGGGCTGACGATTTCTCGTCAGCCCTTGTTGTATCTGGTGGCCCCTGCTGGACTTGAACCAGCGACCAAGCGATTATGAGAATCATGAAGGCCAAACGAAAAACAATAACTTACTTAATAATCATGCCGTTAATAAAAATATATAAGGCAATATAGGGCAATAATTCTAAGTTGATGCGACACTTTTGCGACAATCTAAAGGATTGAGTCTGACTGCATCCTCAAGATGGTTGGGGGCGAAGTGTGCATATCTCATTGTCATTTTTATATCGGTGTGCCCCAGTATCTTTTGCAATACGAGGATGTTCCCGCCGTTCATCATAAAGTGGCTGGCGAACGTATGCCGCAAGACATGAGTTAACTGGCCTGGAGGAAGCTCTATCCCTGCGCGATCCAGGGCATTTCTAAAGGCGTAGTAGCACGGGGTAAATAGCGCACCATTCTTTTTGGGAAGTACCCCCATTAGCTCGGCCGATATGGGTATTGTTCGATTCTTTTTACCCTTAGTCTTGATATAAGTGATCTTCCCCGAGGAAACCTGAGAACGCTTTAGGCTTTCTGCTTCACTCCATCTCGCTCCAGTTGCCAGGCAAATTTTAACGATTATCTCTAGGTCTTCAGCAGAACTGTTGCGGCACTCTTTTAACAGCGATTCAATCTGCTCAGCTGTGAGATATGACATCTCGCTTTCTTCAGTACGAAATTGCCTGACATTTTCTAGGGGGTTGGGTGGTGCCCACTCACCTAATCGTTTAAGTTCATTAAAGACAGCTAAAAAGTAAGCGTGTTCAAGGTTCATCGTCCGTGGCGATACTTGGCTAATTCTCTTTGTGCGAGCGAAATGCCCTTCAAGCCTTTTTGCGCGGTATGCGGTAAATAGCTGGGCGCTAAATTCGCTAGCAAGTGGGGAGCCCATGCACTCCGCCGCCCATAGCATGGATTTCTTTCTTTTCTCGCCATCTTTTAGGGTAATTCCGTGACGGTCAAACCAAAGGTGAACGAGGTCGGAAAGACGACGGCGATCTTTGCCATCACCTAGCCAGGGGGAGTTATCAACCTTTTGCATTGTGAAGTTTTCGAATGCAAGAGCTTCCCCTTTAGTAGAGAATTTTTTACGGACTCTTTTACCCTGCTTTCCATCGCAGCGATTTACTGTATAAAAGTCAGCGACCCATTGCCCATCACTTAATTTTCGAACGGTCATAACTAATCATCCGCTGATTATTGTTAGCACCACACGCCCGATAACGCTTATGTCATCAATGGAACAGTCAAAAGCCGCGCCAGCGCCGCTAACACGAACTTTCTTTACTGGGATCCGGGTCAGTGTCCTTACGCTTGTTTTACCTTCAATATCGACAAGCCATTCACCATCAAACACCTCTGAAAACTCCCTCTCGATAACATACGTCGTTGAGCTTTCAATGATACAAAGAGGCTTCGTTGGTACTGCTTTTCCTGGCAAAAATGTAGCTTTATCCAACATAAGAACCCCTGAGTCATAAAGCTGACCGTCGACAATTTTTTGTCTGGCAATTCTCAGAATGTCGAGGTCTTCGCCGTCAAACTTTGGCCCATTCCCGGTAACCAGCCACTCAAGCGTAGCGCCCGTCTCAGCCATGCAGCGAACCACGATATCTGCCGGGAAAAAGTCCCTCTTATATCGATTAGCAAGGCTACTACTCGCTATCCCTAGATGTTCTGCAAGAGCGACTTTAGTTCTGAATCCATACGCCTCAATGACGCGATCTAAGGTGTCATTTCCGCCTTGTGAAAAATCAATTTGTAGCCTCATGAAAACTTATCCTTGCAAGTTTTCGTGGAGTGATATTAAACTCCGCTTTGTAGGTTTAAAGAAACATTGCCCATTATTGCCCTGTATTGCCGTACAGGTTAACCAGCGGAGTTTGCCTTATGCGACCAAACATTACAATCGTCATCCCTGAGCCTTACCTGCCACTTGATGAGTATTGCCGCCGTACTGGCACTAACAAAGAAACAGCTAAGAACCTGATTGAATACGGAAAGTTGCCAATCAAACCAAAGGGTAAACAGACTAAGGGCCTGGTTGAAGTGAACATGGCTGCTCTGACTATTCAAGCTCTGAGTGAGTGCGACATTTCACTTAACGTGTAAATCATCATAGTGATTAGAGGGAGCCTAAACATGTTAGATTTTCGCGTTTCGTCACATGCACACTTTGATGATGCATGCAGAAAATTCGCGGCCACGCATAACGTGAAAGAGCTGGCCGATAAAGCCGGTATCAAGCCGCATACGCTTTACAACAAACTCAACCCGGAACAGCCACACCAGTTAACGCCGCGCGAAATCTGGACTCTGACAGACCTGACCGAAGACTCGACCCTTGTCGATGGTTTTCTGGCGCAGATCCATTGTTTGCCATGCGTGCCGGTCAACGAGCTGGCAAAAGAAAAACTGCAATCCTACGTCATGCGCGCCATGAGTGAACTCGGCGAACTGGCGAGCGGTGCCGTTTCAGGCGACCGCCTTACCACGGCCCGTAAGCAAAACATGATTGCGAGCGTAAACGCGGGTATTCGCATGTTGTCGCTGTCGGCAATGGCATTACAGGCGCGATTACAGGCTAACCCGGCAATGACTAGCGTAGTCGACACCATGAGCGGCCTCGGTGCCTCGTTCGGGCTGATGTGAGGTATGTATGTTGAATACTGAACCGTCATTCGCTTCTCTGCTCGTTAAGCAAAGCCCCGGCATGCACTACGGACACGGCTGGATCACAGGTAAGGACGGCAAGCGCTGGCACCCGAGCCGATCACAGGCTGATTTACTGGCTGACCTCTCTACACAAAAACAGGGGGAATCATGGCTATCGAAGCTGTTTCCGCGACTGTTCCGCTAAAAGCGGGTGAACGTCTGGCTGGCCTCAATCATGTGGCTCAATTGCGCGCTAGATATTGGGGCGATTGCTGGAAAGAGGTAGAACGTTTTGTCGATGATATGCGCGATAAACGTGATCCACAATTTGAAGAAAATAATCGGGCGCTGGCCGCTATTTTCTTTCTGGCAAAAATACCGGCGGCTCGTCATGAGCTCCAATTAAGTGAGCTGACTACTGACGAGAAAAAAGCGCTTATTACGGCGATGAATCATTTTCGCGCAGTGGTGAGCTTATTTCCAAAGCGGCTTACAATGCCGAATTAATACACAAATTTAATTAACTGACGTCAACCCGTCGGGCTTCCCATTGCCCGAATTCAGGAGAAAGCACTATGCAAAATATCGAACCCCGTCAATTCAAAGTCGATAAAGAGGCGCTGACCGTATTGCTGGAAGAGGAAAAATCTGAAGAGCGCAAAGGGCGCGCACTGGCTGTATCTATCCGCCTTGAGGCACTGGCAACCCATATCGCTAACAAAGGTATGAGCGCCATAGAAGCGGCTGAACTGCTGCGCCGTGAAGCCACCCGCTACGAAAACGAATCTCAGGAGCTGCACTAATGGCCGATGCAATGGATATCGCACAGCAGCGTGAACAGGCAGAACGTGAGCGCCTTATCAACAACGCGCGCAGCCGTATCGCTGCTCCTTCTCGTTTTACCTGCGAGGTATGTGACACACCAATCCCGGAAGCTCGCCGCATTGCGATTCCGGGAGTGGCCTTTTGTGTAACCTGCCAGCAAATCGCCGAGCTCAAATCCAAACATTACCGGGGGGTATAAATGGGTATTCGCATCGAAGTCGGCGACAAATGGGTTATTACCAGCGACCAATATCAATTCATCCTGAATGAAAAGAAAGTAGTTAAGTCAGGAAATAAAGCTGGTGAAGAATGGCTCGACACTATCGGCTATTATCCGAAGATTAACCAGCTTATTTCCGGCCTGATACACCATCAGATTCATGGCTCGGATATTACTGCCATTGACGCTTTGGCGGAAGAAATTGAGCGGGTAGGGCAACTATGCATAGCAGCCATTCAAGGGGCTAGCGTTGATGCATAACTCTACGGTTGCTTATGCTTATCCGTGGAATGCTCCACGGTCGGCAATAGCCAGCCCATATCTTACCTATGACCAACAGCATCGCCGCGACCGTATGTTCGCGGCTTTGCTGCATGCGCGAAAAGTGCTTTATCTCCAGCCTGAGTGCGTGCGTTTTGACGTATATCGTACCGCTACGGTGCTGGAGCAAAATCAGGGCAGTCAACGAGCCAATGCTTTTTTAATCAGCTTCTGTAAAAAGGCATTGCCACGTCTTGAACTGGTCGCAAAAAAATACGAGAGCGTGGGTATCAACAGTAATGTCTCAACTGCCGTTTTCGGTGGTCATTTTGACACCCGACTCATGCAATATCTGGCGTCACGTATGGTTAATCTGGTCGCCAGATATAACCGCCTTCCTGATATGTCGCGAGCCGATGTTGACCTACTGGCCGGTGACATTGCTAATTTCATTCGTTCTGAGCTGGCAAATATTGATGATTCAGGTTTTGGTGAGCTCAAAACGCTATACACCTGGTACATGCACGCTGGTTTTATTTCTCTGCAATTCAATGTCACTCCTCCCCATTGGGAGCGCGTGGCAAATAAATACTTCAACAAAGATGATATCGCCCCAGCAGTAATCCGTATGTTTACTGAGTCATGGTGGCGTAATCGTCTGCGTCGTGTCGCATCGGCATGGCGCGAACATCTACAAATTGCAGTCGGCAACGTCAGCAAGAAACGACATGCCTACGCGAGTAAAAACTGTGTGACTGACTGGCGTGAGCAGAAACGCCGCACGCGCGAATTTCTCAAGGGACTGGATCTCGAAGACGAAGACGGCAACCGCATCAGCCTGATAGAAAAATATGACGGTTCTGTCGCTAACCCTGCGATACGCCGCTGCGAGCTGATGACCCGCATCCGTGGGTTTGAAAATATCTGCAATGAATTAGGTTATGTAGGGGAGTTTTACACCCTGACCGCACCGTCTAAATATCACGCCACGACTAAAGCGGGCTACCGTAACAGTAAATGGAACGGCGCCAGCCCGTCGGACACGCAGAGCTATCTAACCGGCCTTTGGGCGCGCATACGCGCCAAGTTGCACCGGGAAGAAATCCGCATTTTCGGCATACGTGTTGCCGAGCCTCACCATGATGGTACGCCGCATTGGCACATGCTTATGTTTATGTTGCCGGAAGACGTTGAGCGCGTGCGTCTTATCATCCGTGATTATGCGTGGGAGGAAGACCGCCACGAACTGAGAAGCGATAAAGCCAAAAAAGCACGTTTCCACGCCGAAGCTATTGACCCGGAGAAGGGCAGCGCTACCGGCTATGTTGCTAAATACATTTCGAAAAATATCGACGGATATGCTCTCGATGGCGAAACCGATGACGAAAGCGGTGAACTGCTTAAAGAGACTGCCCCCGCCGTATCAGCATGGGCGGCGCGCTGGCACATCCGTCAATTCCAGTTTATTGGCGGCGCGCCGGTGACGGTCTACCGTGAATTGCGTCGTCTCGCTGATACCGAGACCGCGCACGGTCTGAGCGTTGAATTTGCCGCCGTCCATGATGCCGCTGACGCCGGTGACTGGGCTGGTTACGTTAATGCGCAGGGTGGCCCGTTTGTCCGTCGCGACGATTTGCAGGTGCGCACGCTGTATGAGCCTCGCGCCGAGTTTAACCAGTATGGTGAGGAAACTATCTGCATTCGTGGCGTGTACGATTCCGCCGTCGGCGCTGACACCCCGATTTTAACCCGGCTAACGCAGTGGAAAATTGTGCCGAAGCGTGCCGTTGATTTGGCCGTTGACGTTAAGGGCGCTCCTGCGCCCTCTCGGAGTTCGAGTTCTGTCAATAACTGTACGGGGAGCGAAAGCGAACCACCGGCACTGGATTTAACAAAACCATTGAGTCGGCGTGAAAAACGAGAGCTGACCAACCGACTCAGGAATAAAAAGCCAGCAACACGGCGAAAATTCATCCACGGAGCGGATGAGCAAAACGCAGCAATAGCGAAAACCATAGACGAGATACATCTGACTACCGGCAACACAATCAGCCGGGGCGAAGCCCTGCACCTGATGGCGGGTGGTAAAAGCTGTTTTGAGGGCAAATGGCTACGCGGGACAGCAAGAGGAGAAATATTTTCCGCAGAGCCCTCACATGAGGCCAAAGCCAGGAAAATCCTTAATCGTGTTGCGGCTATAGCTAAATTGGCACCGAAAAGGTAACTGTTAATATTCATCCATATCATGTACATACAGTGTATATCCCGTGATTTTTTCTTCACATCTTTTATCGATACATGATACTGTATGTTTATACAGTATCTCATGTCGGAGGTTATGTGGATAGAGAGTTAAACGAGCACGTTATGATTGAGCGGGTCGAAATGATTGCGCGTCTAACCACTGAGGGGGCTTGTAAGGAAAGGGATCGTGAAATTGCGCTCGGACTGATAGCTGAACTTGCCAAAGGTAATCTGATGAAAAATAGCTCTTTTTCAATAGTTTTTTCCGTAAAACCTATTGAAAATCAATGATAAAGTAAATTCGTTTTTTTCTCCTTGGATGTGGCCACAGCTAATAAAACGTGAGAATATCAAGCCTTGGCGAAATCTTGCTTTTTTCCGAGGCCTGATTCGCTATAATACGCGGTCGGTTTTTAGGAGGGGTCAATGCCAACTGTAGTGTCGCTTTTTTCTGGGTGTGGTGGTTCTGATGCTGGAGTGTTGAGGGCAGGGTTTGATGTGCTCATGGCAAATGACATTCTACCTTATGCGCGTGATGTATATTTGGCTAACCATCCCGAAACCGATTACGTCCTTGGGGATGTTTCTGCTATTGAATCGTTTCCTTCAGCCGATATGCTCGTCGGTTGCTACCCCTGTCAGGGTTTTAGCCAAGGTGGGGTTCGAAAGGCTGACAGAAAAATCAACACACTTTACTTGGAGTTTGCAAGGGCACTTAGAATAGTTAAGCCTAAAGCATTCATTGTAGAAAATGTTTCCGGTATGGTGCGAAAGAACTTTGAGCATTTACTGAAAGATCAGTTCAAGGTTTTCGAAGAGGCTGGCTACAGAGTTAAATCTCAGATTCTAAATGCTTCTCACTTCGGTGTTGCACAAGACCGTAAACGCATTTTTATCGTTGGCATACATGAGACATTTGGTGTGGATTTTTCTTTTCCTACAGCAACTCATGGCGAAGGTTTGAAGAAGGTGAATACTATCCGTGATGCGATAGGTAATTTACCTGAGTGGCCGGTTGGTGAGTTCTATGACGCTGATTTTCATTGGTATTATTTATCTAGAAATCGACGTCAGGATTGGGATCAAATATCTAAGACCATAGTTGCTAACCCAAGGCATATGCCATTACATCCGATTAGCCCTACTCTTGAAAAATTAGGGCCAGATAAATGGCAATTTACATCAAATGACCGTGCGCGACGCTTTAGTTTTCGTGAGGCAGCTTATCTTCAAGGGTTTGGTAATTTAGTTTTCCCTGAAACTGAGCGGGCATCTATGAACATGAAGTATACCGTGGTAGGTAATGCAGTACCGCCTCCACTTTTTGAGGCGGTAGCAAGAGGTATTCCAGATATCTGGTAAAATTAGCGATAAGACATACTAAAGGTTTCAGCGACGTAAGGCTGGAGAGGAAAGTTTTCAATCAACTCATTCTCTCTGGCTAAGTTGATTAAGCGCAAGCGGTCAACAAAAATCGCATTTCCTATGTCTGCTTTGTAAGCCCAGTCACCGTCCATCCATCTTAAATCTTGTGGGAGGAAATAATAAGTAGCCCAAGGGTGTGTTACAGGGATACGAGATCCAAGTTTGGCGTACGAGGCTTCCAATTGTTTAGCAACCCATTCTTTTTGGGAACATCCACACTGTACAAATGCTATAGGTATCGCATCACGATCATCGCCCATAGGATGCCAAGCTATAATATCTAACCCACCATCACCATGGTCACCAACTTTAAAATCCCGTTCTCTCAGACCCACAGCCGTGCATCTAATATCATTTGCGATTGCTTGGTATTTTTCAAATAATGACCCGCGGTATCTAGCCTCTTCGCCACCCCCCGCCCAATTGGGGACAACCTGAACGCCTCGGGGCATTAGTGAACTAAAAATGGGCAAGCTAATTACTTCAAAAGAGCGCGTGATTTCAGCCCTTCTACGTTTAGGAATGTATTTAATATTTGCGCAAAGCAATAAGGATAGATACATATGTTGCAGTGCAGTCAAAAGATCCAGTTCGGTCTCATTAAGAATGACCTCATCCATGTCATCGCTTACGTGAAAAGGATAGCTGTCACCGAAAATGACTCGTCTCTGAATTATAAAATCAATCGCTAAGCGCCATTTTTCCTGAGATTGTTCTCTTGTGTATCCCTCTGGTTGGCTGCGCATAACGCTATCTAATTCACCACGGTTAAATCTTTTATCTGGATGAACCAGCGCTCGAATTTCTATAAAATCTGCCCAAAAAAATACATCGTTTGAGGGTAATGATTCCAAATTGAACAGCATTGTTAGTCATCCTCTCGCACGCTTCTGATATGGGAGCGGATTTTTTTAGCCATTTCAAACATCTGATTGGCGGATTCTTCATCATCGGCGCTAAACGAATCAAGTTTAAGCAGCATGTTCCAAACAACACGCAATCTTGCAGCTGCTGCCTGCATTGACTCTTCTAAAGCCTCTTGCTGCCCGTTCGTATATAAATATGCTTGGTCAATATCTCCAGTTTCTTTCAGATTATTAATCGCATCGTCGTTATCAACAATTTTAGCTATATCTTTTAATCTTCGAGACTCTCTGATAATTGTTCGTCCCTGCAAATCACGGACAAAACACCACGCAAAAAGGTTTTTTAAATTTTCTTCATCGATATCGTCACTATCGAAATCTTTCTTATCTTCAAGCCCAAGCCATTCAGTAATGCTTGTATAACTAAGGGATGTAGTGATGTATGAAAATTCCACATCATTCTCATCCATTTTTAGCCCATAAAAATCTTTTTCTTGAGCTTTCTCGTAAAGCATTAAGGCTGTTAGCAATGCTCCTACATAATGTGGTTTGCTGCCAATCTCTCTTGCAAGATTTTTAAGAAGCTCATCTTTAGAGACAGATTTGTAGAACTCCTCACAAAGTTCCTTAAGATACTTAGCTTTCGACAGTGAGTCCCATTCCTTTACACCGGTAATGTGTCTGTAACCGATGTATCGTAAAACTTCTTCCCTCGTCTGATACACAAGGCAGGGGAGTTCAATTGGCTTGTGGGTAGTATCGCTTTTGATATCCTCCACACTTTTGCTTTTACGCGTTGGTGCGCTTAGCTCACCATTCAACAACTTGACAGCAGCGAGCCTGCGGTTTCCTTCCGCAACAACATAATCAGATCCATCCATGAACACTAACAGCGGTTCGCCAGGAAAGTATCCTTGCTGACCAATTGAAAGCATCAGATCATGGACGCTCTCATCATCAAGCATTTCTTCAATGACTGCATCATCACTGCTTGCGTCGTTCAAGCGGTAAAATCTAGGGTTCTTCGGGTCAAACGAAAGAAATTGCGTCTCAATAAATTCTATGTTTCTAGGCTGCGACATACTATTCCCTTGACATGTTTAATCGCGAATAGCCTCAGTTTATGCTTTCACTACAAAGGTTGTCACTAAAAGCTCAACATCCTGCATTGAAGTGCATAAATTTGCATTCGTTTTATACATTTGATTTTTCCTGACCGCGCCAGTGCTCGCGCGGCTCGGGGCTCCTGATGCAACTGCATTAAAAATGCCCCATAAAGAGGGCAGGCGTGGCGGGGAAAGCACTGCGCGCCAGCGTACTTTTGCGCATTTATTTTCGCAGCCTGAGCGCGTCGCTGTGCCGCGCGGGTTCGCGTTGGTGTAGGTGGGTGGTGCGGTGGTGTCTGAGGGCGTGGCGGGCTTCTGAGGCGGTCAGGTATTGGGGTAAGAAAAAGCCGCCCGGAGGCGGCGGAAATCAGTCACTTTCGGTGTCGAGGGTGTAACTTTTGAACCGGATCACCTCCTGACCGGCCCACGCGTTGACCTCGCGCATTCTGTCCTGTAGCGGGATGAGCTCGTTACGCACAAACACCTTTGCCACCTTCTCGATGTCACCGAGCGAACCGACGTTTTCCGGCTTGCCGCCCATCAGCTGGAACGGGATGCGGTGAGCGTCGAGCAGGTCGGCGGCGCTGACTTTTTTGATATTGAAAAAATCGTCTTTCGTTGCCACCTCGCTGAGCGGCACAATTTTAATGCCGTCCGGTTTTCCGTGCGGTGCGTAGAAAAACAGGTTTTTGAAGTTACCGAGCCCCTTCGAACTGCGCATCGCATCGCGCAGCGCCTCAACATCGGTACCGCTTTGCGCTGCGTCCGTCACATACATGATGTAACCCGCATGCGCCCCGTTCTGGTAATACTTGCGACGGAACAGCGTCGCCGCTTCATTCAGCCAGGCGGAGTTTAGCGCACTGAGATATTCCGGCATGCCGTACAGCTCCTGGTTGATGTCAGGCTCCAGCAAGTGGAATACGGATCCGGGCGCTAACGGGTGCGGCTGGTCGAATGACGGCACCCACCAGTAGACATCATCATCAATACCACGCCGAGTGTATTTCGCCGGTGACGCTTCCAGCTTCAGCGGGCGACCAGTGACACTCTTTCGGAGCTCTAAAAACGCGTTGCCAAACACCAGAAAATCAAGCGCGAAGCGGCTGAAGTCCTGTTGTGACAGTAGCGGGTGCGGAATAAACGTTGAGGCCAGAATGTTGCGCTTAACGTAAATCGGCGAGCTGTGATGAACGGCCGCACGCAGGCTTTTCGCCAGCCCGTTAAAGCTGACCGGCGGTTCGAACCAGCGGCCATTATTGACGCATTCAACGTAATCCAGAATATCGCGGCGATCGAGCACCGCGCTCGGCTCGCCAAAAGTAAACGCCTCCACTTTTTGGGGCGAGGTGTCCTTCATGTTGCGCGGGCGCTTTTGCGGCTGCGGCTTGCGGCCTTTGTATTTACTCATCAGTTGAACTCCAGAATGGAAGATGTCGCCTGGCCGCTGCCAGCGGTCAGCGGTTCGTTTAACAGCGCGTGCATGGTTGCCCAGGCGACGTCCGCGTGGCTGGCTTCCTCGGTGCGGCTGGCCTCATAGGTGGCACTGCGCCCGCTGCTGGTCATGGTCTTGCGGATAGCCATAAACGAGGTGGTGATGTCGGTGGCGCTGACGTCGTATTCGAGACAGCCGCGGCGAATAACGTCTTTTGCCTTCAGCACCATCGCGGTTTTCATTTCCGGCGTGTAGCGGATATCGCGGGCGGCAGGATAAAACGAGCGAACGAGCTGGAAGACGCCAATACCGAGACCGGTCGCATCGATACCGATGTACTCGACGTTGTATTTTTCGGTGAGCTGGCGAATGGATTCGGCCTGCGTCGCAAAGTCCATCCCTTTCCACTGGTGGCGCTCCAGAATGCGGAACTTGCCACCGGCGACAACCGGCGGCGCGAGCACCACACACCCGGCGCTGTCGCCACTGTGAGACGGGTCGTATCCCACCCACACCGGGCGGGAGCCGAACGGGTTGTCGGCGAACGGCGCAAAGTCCTCCCACTCTTCCAGGCTGTCGACCATGCAGCGTTGCAAATCCTCGAACGGGAACACCGACGCCTTGTCGTCAACGAACTCGCACATGAACAGATTGCGGAAGTCGTCGACGCTGTTTTCGCGCTGTAGCTGCTCCAGGTTGAACAACGTACAGCCCCCGGCGAGCGCATCCTCAATGGTGACAATCTGCCGCCACTGACCGTCAGGACACGCCACGCCAGCGGCGAGCGCGTCATGACTGATGTCGATGTCGACCCGCTCGCTGGCGCGGGCGCGGCCACGGTTGAACAATTCCCCGGACCAGAACGGGTAAGCGCCGTGCGCCAGGGTGGAAGGTGTCGAAAAGTAGGTGCTGCGCAGGTGGCTTTGTGAGGCCATGCCCGACGACACTTTGCGTAGTTTCTGGAAGTTGGGGATCCAGAAAATTTCGTCGACATACAGGTCGCCGTTATGACTCTGCGCGGTGTTTGAGTTGGTGCCGAGAAAAATCAGCTTTGCGCCGTTGTTGCCGATGACAATCGGGTCGCCGGTCAGGTCGACATCGACCAGGCGCGCAAACTGGATGATGTACTCACGGAATACATACGCCTGCGTCTTACTGGCCGACAGGAAAATCTGGTTATGCCCGGTTTTCAGCGCATGCAGCAGCGCCTCGCGGGAAAAGTAGAACGTCGCCCCAATCTGGCGCGATTTCAGAATGTCGCGAATGCGGTGCTCCAGCCCGGCGCGGTGCCAGCGGAGCTGATACTCGAAAGACTCTGCAAAGAAAATCTCTTCCAGTTTCTCGATAGCCTCGTCGCTGAAAAAGTTTTTTTTCGGCTTTTTTCGGTCGCCTTTGTTGCGGTTGGCCACGTTGGGATTCAGGTCAACCTCGTTTCCGGTCTGGCCATAGCGATTAATGCGTGCAAAGCGCTCCATCTGCCGGGCCAGAAAATCCGCCACCTTGAAATCGTGGGGCGTCAGGTTGGGCTTTGCATAGATCTGAATCAGCCGGGCCTCTAAGGTGCTTTCGACCCGGTTCAGCGGTGCGGTTTCATCCCACTGGTCGCGCTGTTTCCAGCTCTGCACCGTGGGGCGTTTGGTCTGCAACATTTCGGCAATCTGCGGCACGGAAAACCCCTGCCAGTACAGCAAAGCCGCCTGGCGTCGCGGGTCGTTTAACAAAGTGGTGTCGGTGGTGATGGTCATGGATGCCTCGCCGTGATTGATACAGGGCAAGGCTAAAGAAACGGGTGATGCGAATCGCTAAGGTGCTGTTGTGTGAGGGATAAGCCATCCGGGATTGATAGCGGGTGGGAGGCGACGTCGGGAAACTAACCCCGACCCGTTAACCCGATATCAGGACTCCTGACAATGGCAAAAAAAGTTTCAAAATGGTTTCGCATCGGCGTCGAAGGCGATACCTGTGACGGCCGCGTTATCAGCGCGACGGATATTCAGGAAATGGCCGAGACCTTTGACCCCCGCGTCTATGGTTGCCGTATTAACCTCGAACACCTGAAAGGCATCCTGCCGGATGGCCCGTTCAGCCGTTACGGCGATGTGGTTGAGCTGAAGTCTGAAAAGATTGACGACGATTCGGTACTGAAAGGCAAGCTGGCGCTGTTCGCCAAAATCACCCCGACCGATGACCTGATCGCAATGAATAAAAAATTGCAGAAGGTCTACACCTCAATGGAAATTCAGCCGAATTTCGCCAACAGCGGTAAATGCTACCTGGTCGGCCTTGCGGTGACCGATGACCCCGCCAGCCTCGGCACCGAATACCTCGAATTTTGCCGGGGTGCCAAATTTAACCCCCTCAACCGCTTCAAAGCTGAGCCGGGCAACCTGATTTCCGTCGCCACCCTCGCCGAGCTGGAGTTTGAAGACCAGACAGAAAATGTCTTTACCGCCCTGAGTGACAAAGTCAAAGCGATCTTCAGCCGCAAACAGGCCAGCGATGACGCCCGTTTTCAGGATGTGCATGAAGCCGTGACGGCCGTTAGCGAGCACGTGCAGGAAAACCTCACTGCCACTGAACAGCGTCTTGCCACGCTGGAAAATGCCTTTGCGACGCTGAAACAGGACGTCACCACGAAGACCGACCAGACCAGCCAGGCATTCAGCCAGTTAAAAACGTCGCTGGATAAAACCGAAAGCACCACGCAGCCACGCCGCAAGCTCTCCACCGGCGGCGGTGGTGATGAGCTGCTGACCGACTGCTAAACGGTCGTGAATTTATCGCCGGGCGACAGGCTTGCCCGGTCAGACAACCCGATTTAACCAAACAGGAAAGACTATGCGTCAGGAAACCCGTTTTAAATTCAATGCCTACCTGTCCCGCGTTGCCGAGCTGAACGGCATCGACCCGGCCGACGTGAGTAAAAAATTCAACGTCGAGCCGTCCGTCACGCAAACCATGATGAACACGGTGCAGATGTCCTCGGCATTTTTGCAGAAAATTAATATTGTGCCGGTTGATGAGCTGAAGGGTGAAAAAATTGGCGTTGGCGTCAATGGCACCATCGCCAGCACCACGGACACCAACAGCGGCCAGGAGCGTAAAACCGCCGACTTTACCGCGCTGGAGTCAAAAAAATACGAGTGCGATCAGGTCAACTTTGACTTCCACTTCAAATATAAAAAGCTGGATTTGTGGGCGCGCTTCCAAGACTTCCAGCGCCGTATTCGCGATGCCATCATCCAGCGGCAGGCGCTCGATTTCATTATGGCCGGGTTCAACGGCGTTGAGCGCGCCGAAACCTCTGACCGTACCGCTCATCCGATGTTGCAGGATGTCGCCGTCGGCTGGCCGCAGAAATACCGCAATGAAGCGCCGACCCGCGTGATGAGCAAAATCGTCGACGAGGAAGGAAACGTCGTTTCCGCCGTGATCCGTGTGGGTAAAAACGGCGATTACGTTAACCTCGATGCGCTGGTCATGGATGCCACCGACAACCTGATTGACGAGATTTATCAGGAAGATTCGGAGCTCGTCGCGATTGTGGGTCGTAAGCTGCTGGCTGACAAATATTTCCCGATCGTCAACAAAGACCAGCCCAACAGCGAAGCGCTCGCGGCTGACATCATTATCAGCCAGAAACGCATCGGCAACCTGCCGGCTGTGCGTGTGCCGTACTTCCCGGCAAACGCGATTATGGTGACGCGTCTCGATAACCTGTCCATCTATTTCATGGATGAAAGTCACCGCCGCTCCATCATCGAAAACCCGAAACTCGACCAGGTGGAAAACTACGAATCGATGAACATCGATTACGTGGTCGAAACCTACGCCGCCGGGTGCTTCATTGAAAATATCAAGCTGGGCGATTTCTCTGCCGCGCAACCGGAGGGCTAACCGATGACGAGCCCCGCACGGCGTCACATGATGCGGGTCTCGGCCATTGAAACCGCGCAGCGGGAAAATAACCCGCTGCGGCATGCCACTGCCTACGAGCAGATGCTGGTTAAGCTGGCCGCAGACCAACGCACGTTAAAAGCCATCTTTGGTAAAGAGCTGAAAGCCACGAAAAAGCGCGAGCTGCTGCCGTTCTATCTGCCGTGGGTCAGTGGCGTGCTGGAACAGGGCAAAGGCGCGCAGGATGACATCGTGATGACCGTCATGCTGTGGCGTCTCGATGTCGGCGATATCGGCGGCGCGATGGATATTGCCCGCTACGCCTTTAAGTACGGTCTGACCATGCCAGGCAAACACCGCCGCCCTCCGCAGTACATGTTTACCGAAGAGGTGGCGCTCGCCGCCATGCGCGCCCATGCCGCCGGTGAACCGATCGTCATCAGCCAGCTGCTCGACACACTGGCGCTGACCGCCGCTGCGGATATGCCCGACGAGGTGCGCGCAAAACTGCACAAAATCACCGGCCAGGTGTTACGGGACAACAAACAGCCCGCCGACGCGCTGGCCCACCTCAAACGCGCGATGCAGCTCGATTGTCAGGCAGGCGTCAAAAAAGAAATTGAACGGCTTGAGCGTGAGCTGAAGCCCAAACCGGCAACGGTTGTTAAAGCCCCGGCAAGAGCGCCGCGCGCCGTGAAAACCACGGCACCGGCTAAACGTGGCCGACCGAAAAAGACCGCCGGTTAACAGAATGCGCCCCGCGCCAGGGCGGCACGCCGGTCGATGAGGGTGATTTACCCGACCTGAGACCTGCGTCCACCGCCCACCTATTCAGAGGTAGTCATGACGACGCTGATTATTAAAAAGAACGATGAGCCGCAGCCGGGTGGCGTGGTGGTCATCCCGCCGCCTGCCAGCGATGAGCCGGTAATAAAAAATACGTTTTTCTTTCCTGATATCGACCCGAAGCGAGTACGTGAAGGGATGCGCCTTGAGCAGACCGTCGCCCCGGCCCGGCTGCGTGAGGCCATCAAAACCGGCATCGCTGAAACCAATGCCGAGCTGTTTTTGTGGCGGGAACAACAGATTGCCGGGGGTTTTAGCAAGCTGGCCGATGTGCCGGCTGACGATCTCGACGGCGAGAGCGTGCGCGTTTTCTATTACCTCCGCGCCGTCACCTCAATGGCAACCGCCACGCTCTACGAGCGTTATCGCGGTGTGGATGCCAGCGCCAAAGGAGACAAAAAAGCCGACAGTATCGATAGCACTGTCGACGAGTTATGGCGGGACATGCGCTGGGCGGTATCACGCGTCCAGGACAAACCCCGCTGCATCGTGAGCCAAATCTGATGCAGGCCATCGCGCAACAGGGCGACACGCTCGACATGATTTGCGCCCGGTATTACGGGCGCACTGAGGAGGTATTCGAGTCGGTGCTCGCTGCAAATCCGGGGCTGGCCGAGTTCGGCGCAGTGCTGCCACATGGCACGGTGGTCGAGCTGCCCGACGTCCAGTCATCCCCCGTAACTGAAACAATTAATCTGTGGGAGTAAACACATGACGGAAGGTGAAAAAAGCGTCCTGTCACTGTTTTTGATCGGCGTGCTGATTGTCGTCGGGAAAGTGCTTGCCGGTGGCGAGCCCATCACCGCCCGGCTTTTTATTGGCCGCATGTTGCTGGGCGGCTTTGTTTCGATGGTGGCCGGGGTGGCCCTGGTGCAGTTTCCAGACCTGCCGCCTGCCGCCGTGTGCGGATTTGGCTCCATGCTGGGTATCGCCGGTTATCAGGCGGTGGAGATTGCTATTCAGCGCAGGATTAAAAAAGGGGAAAGCGATGGCGGTCATTAAAACACACCCCAACGTCGCGGCATTTCTCGACACGCTGGCGTTTTCAGAGGGTACGGCGACGCACCCGCTGACGAAAAACAACGGGTACGACGTCATCGTCACGGGTATCGATGGTAAGCCGGAGGTTTTTACCGACTATCGCGATCACCCGTTTGCCGGTGGGCGCCCGGCGAAGGTCTTCAATCGTCGCGGGGAAAAATCCACGGCATCCGGGCGTTACCAGCAGCTTTACCTGTTCTGGCCGCATTACAAAAAGCAGCTCGCTTTGCCGGATTTCAGCCCGGCATCGCAGGACAGGCTCGCCATTCAGCTGATTCGTGAGCGCGGCGCGCTGGAAGATTTGCAGCAGGGGCGCATCGAGCGCGCGATTTCCCGCTGTCGCAATATCTGGGCTTCATTGCCGGGGGCCGGGTACGGTCAGCGCGAGCACAGCCTCGACAAACTGGTCGCAGTGTGGCGCAAGGCCGGAGGCGTATCCGCATGAAAATAGTCATTATCCTGCTGGCGCTGGCCTGTGCGGGTCTGCTGTGGATGCGACACGATAACAGCAATTTGCGCGCCTCTTTTGAGCGTGCGAATCGGGTCGCCGGTACGCAGAAAACCACGATCACCATGCTGAAAAATCAGCTCAACGTTGCCGCAGAACAGTCGCAGCGCAAAGAGCTGGCGCAGGTCGCCATGAGGGACAAACTCACAGCGGCCAACCTGCTGGCTTTCCGGCGTGAACAAACCATCACGAGGTTACTCAATGAAAATGACGCGTTTCGCCGCTGGTATCGCGCTGATTTACCTGATGCTGTGCGCCGGTTGCACCAGCGCGCCGCCTGTACCAACGCCGCCGCCGGTGATTGTTTACAACGCCTGCCCGAAGGTCAGCCCCTGCCCGATGCCGGGCAGCGACCCGCTGACTAATGGCGACCTGAGTGCGGATATACGCCAGCTCGAAAATGCCCTGAAAAGCTGCGCAATCCAGGTCGATACGGTTAAACAATGCCAGGATGAAATCGATGCAAAAACCCAACAGTCTGCGAAAAGCCTTAACTGATGCGGTGCCGGTACTGCGTACCAACCCCGATATGCTTTGTCTTCGCCTGGACGATGGCAACAATACGGCGACGCTGGCGCGCTCCCTGTCGTTTGAAAAACGCTACACGCTCAACATCGTAGTCACGGATTTCACCGACGATATTGACCTGTTGTTTGTGCCGATTATGGCCTGGCTGCGCGTCAATCAGCCGGACATCATGACAACCGACGAGGGAAGAAAAAAAGGATTCGCCTGGTACGCTGACATCAATAACGACAGCAGCCTCGATGTCAGCATCAGCCTGTTGCTGACCGAGCGCACGCTGGTCAAAGAGGTCGACGGCGCAATGTACGTTGAGAATATCCCGGAGCCGCCACTACCGGAGCCGGTGACGCAGCCTGTCGAGATGTGGAGTAAGGGCGAACTGGTGAGCAAATGGAATGAATGACTTCAAACCCTTTGAGGACAAGCTCGCCGGGTTGATAGCGGCCCTTTCCCCCGCCGGGCGTCGTCGGATGACCGCCGATATTGCGAAGAAACTACGCCAGCGGCAACAGAAGCGCATTAAATCGCAGAAAGCGCCGGACGGTTCGCCCTTTGCCCCGCGTAAGCGCCCGCCCGTCAGGGCAAAGCAAGGCCGGATTAAGCGCGAGATGTTCGCGAAACTGCGCACCAACCGCTATATGAAAGCGAGCGGCGACGACAGCGCGGCGGTGGTGGAATTTACAGGGAAAGTGCAGCGCATCGCCCGCGTGCATCAGCTCGGGCTCAAGGATAAACCATCACCAAAAAGCACCGAAGTTGAATATCCACAACGTCAGCTTTTGGGCTTTACAGAAGACGACCGGCAACTTGTGGAAAGCATCATTATCGACTACCTCGCCGGTTAACGTTGTGCCAGCCAGGGCAAAACGCCCGCAGATTGCCGCCGGAACACCCCGGCGGCATCCTTTCCCCTATGAATACTCTCGCATCTATCCAGGAACTCGCCCGCGCGATACGCAACATTATCCGCACCGGCATCGTCGTCGAAACTGACCTCGACGCCGGGCGCTGTCGCGTACAGACCGGCGGCATTTATACCGACTGGCTCCAGTGGCTGACGCACCGGGCCGGGCGCTCGCGCACCTGGTGGGCTCCCTCCATTGGTGAACAGGTGATGATTCTGGCCGTGGGCGGTGAGCTCGATACCGCTTTTGTGCTGCCGGGTATTTATTCCGACGACAACCCCGCGCCGTCGGTCTCGGCGGATGCCCGGCACGTTGAGTTTCCCGACGGTGCCGTTATGAGTTATGAGCCGGAAACCGGCGCGCTGACCGTCACCGGCATTAAAACCGCCGATGTGACCGCATCCGATTCGGTTGCCGTCAGCGTGCCGGTGGTGCTGGTAAAAGCCGAGACCCGCGTCACCCTCGATACGCCGGAGGTGGTCTGCACCAACAAGCTGACGACCGGCACGCTGGAGGTGAAGAACGGCGGCAAGATGTCCGGTGATATCGAGCACCGCGGCGGCTCATTCTCTTCTAACGGCAAGGTGCTCCACACCCATAAACACCCTGGCGACAGCGGCGGACAGACGGGGGAACCACTATGACAGCGCGTTATCTCGGCATGAACCGCACGACCGGTGAAAGCATTTCAGACGTTGACCATATCAGCCAGAGCATCGGGGATATTCTGCGCACGCCTGTCGGCTCCCGCGTCATGCGTCGTGAATACGGCTCGCTGTTGTCGCAGATGATTGACCAGCCTCAGACCCCGGCGCTTGAGCTGCAAATTATGGCCGCGTGCTACATGGCGATCCTGAAGTGGGAACCGCGCGTCAGGCTGACCAGCATCACTACCGAGCGGCAGTCTAACGGGCAGATGGTCGTCGATGTGACCGGCCAAATCACCGATACCGGCGAGAGCCTTTCCTTAACCATCCCTGTGAGTTGAATCTATGGCAGTTATCGACCTGAGCCAGCTCCCCGCGCCTGATGTGGTGGAAACGCTGGATTTTGAAGCCATCCTCGCCGAGCGCAAAGCGACGCTGATTTCACTGTACCCGGAAGACGAGCAGGAAGCGATCGCCAGGACGCTGACGCTGGAGTCAGACCCACTGGTGAAATACCTGGAAGAGAATGCTTATCGGGAGGTGATTTTACGCCAGCGTATCAACGAGGCGGCAAAAGCCGGAATGGTGGCCTATGCCATCAAAAACGACCTTGACCAGCTCGCGGCAAATAATAACGTTGAGCGCCTGGTCATTACCCCCGCAGATGATACCCAAATCCCGCCAGTGGCGGCGGTCATGGAATCCGACAGCGATTTGCGCCAGCGCGTACCGGCCGCTTTTGAGGGGATGAGTGTCGCCGGGCCAACCGGTGCCTATGAATTTCATGCCCTGAGCGCCGATGGTCGTGTCGCCGATGCTTCGGCGAACAGCCCGTCACCGGCAGAGGTCACCATCGCCGTGCTGTCGCGGGAAGGCGACGGCACCGCGTCGGATGATTTGTTACTGGCTGTCAGTACCGCGCTGAATGATGAGAGCGTGCGCCCGGTCGGTGACCGACTGACAGTCGTCTCGGCTGAAATTGTCAGTTATGCGGTCGACGCGGTGTTGTACGTCTATCCCGGCCCGGCGACCGAGCCCATTCTTGCCGCCGCCAAAGCGCAGTTAACCGCGTATATCACAGAGCAGCGCCGTCTCGGTCGGGATATTCGACTATCTGCCATCTACGCCGCGCTACATGTGCAGGGTGTCCAGCGCGTCGAATTGCGTGAGCCGCTGGCCGACGTCGTGCTCGATAAAACCCAGGCCGCGTACTGCACCGAAACCAGTGTCGTGATCGGGGGCTCCGATGAGTAACTCGCTGATGGCGACCGGGTCGTCGGTGCTGGAACAAAGAGCCGCCGAAGCGTGTGCCGTCATCAGTGATTTATCTGTGCCGCTGCGTGATTTGTGGAACCCCTGGCGATGCCCGGTAAAGTTTCTGCCGTATCTGGCGTGGGCGTTTTCTGTCGACCGCTGGGAAGAAACCTGGTCGGAAACAGAGAAACGCCAGGCGGTCAGTGACGCATTCTGGATCCACCAACGCAAAGGCACCGTCGCCGCCGTTCGCCGGGTGATTGAAACGCTGGGCTACAGCATGACGCTCCAGGAATGGTGGGAAGTGGCCGACCCTGCCGGGACATTCCGCCTTGAGATTGAGCTGAACGATATCGGCATCACTGAGACGATGATTAAAGAGCTGGAGAGAATTATCGGCGATACCAAGCCAGTGAGTCGGCACATGACACAAATAACCCTTGCAACCGGATCTCAGGGGGTCGCATGGGCCGGAGCGGTAACGGTTGACGGGGAAAGCGTAACGGTTTACCCGCAGGAATATACGCCAGATGACAGCATTTATTACGACGGCGAAGCGCATTTCGACGGCAATTATTATTTCAGAGGTAACTAAACATGCCTGATATTGAAGAAAATAAAAAATGGGGTGACACCATCCCATTAA